TTGCTGCCCTTAATCGCGTAAGACTTGATACGGATCGACTCAACATCTTTAGATGCTGGCCAGCCGTTATAACTGATCGCACTCATGCCAGCAGTAAGGCTGCTTCATCGGCTGTAATGCCTAACTTGGCCAATAGTGCAGCTTTGTCGGCAAGGGCTTTTGCATCTTTTGCTGCTTTGTAATTGTCGTATTTTGCAAAGCCAGCCTCAAACTCTGCCTTAGTAATTGGCTCACAATCTATGAATTCAATGCCTTCATAAGCATCGCCTGTTGCTATCCAGCCCCCACCAGGTATTAGCATTGTTAAAACTTCATTTGTTCTAGCCATTTTATGCACCTATTTCCATTAGAACGATTGTTGATTTCGCGCTGTCATATTGGACAACAATTCCGCTTCCGTTGTTTGCGTTTCTGAATTGTGTTTTGTAAGTTGTTGCTGAAGTTGTGGCTGGTTCATCTAACACGTTTTGTGCGTAAGACGTGCCGATACCTTCGGCAGCTGATCCTGTGTAAAGCATTAATGGGGTACTTGCACTAATTTCGGTAGCACCTCTAAAAATCTTAATTCCCATAGCGTTATTGGAATTTGCGCCACCTTTTTCAAGACCATTTTGCGCGATCATAACCAAAACTTTACTTGTGGCTAAAGTCGGTGTAATGGTTGCCGTTAATGTCGTGTCTGCATAAGTGGTTGTTGCGTTAGTTGTTGAAGTTGTAGTGCTTCCGTAAACTACCTGTATAACTTTGCTGGCGCCTACTGCTGTCCATGCTGATCCTGAATAAAATTGCGTAGTATTGCTATCTTTTAGAAAGCAGAAATTGCCTTCTTGTGGGCTAGTGACAGCCGCATCACGGGCAGCCGCACTTGCGAATACCCACACGCCTTGCATCAAGTAACCATCAACATCACCGCTGGTTAAAACTTCCCCGGTGACAAAATCCTTAAAGCCTAATCCAGCTGCCATTTTCTTATCTCCTTAGTAACTTAATACAGACGTATCAAGTACGCCATATTGGGTTGAGTTTAATATAAACCCGTCAATAACAGGTTCAAGTGTAGTAAAAGTTGTGCGCCACTTATTTGGTGTGACTGTATGAGCCACGCCGAAAACTTGAAGGGTTTTAGTAAGGGTAGATGCACCTGGTTGGTTAGTAGTTATAGTTACCGGGTCAAAGAAATCAAGATCAAGCGCGGCTAATATGCCATTGGCATAGTTATCTGTGTATAGGTCTAGCTCGATTGCATCGCATCTAACGCTAGTTTCTGCACGGCTTGCAACATAGGCGCGTGCGTAATCGAGTGCAACGGCGTCCGTTTGCATTAGTAAATCTTGCTGATTATAAGTATGGGCAAAATATTTCTCAACACTAGCTGCGTTAGTGGATGATTGAACTGAGCCGCCCGTCCTAGTGATATTGGCTTGGTTAAAAACCAAAGTATCATCCAGACGCCATACAGCGTTCGCGTACCCGATGTCACTCCCGTTATCGTTAAATACTGTAGGCGTACCGCCGATGCTTGCAGTAGTTACTGTGCGATCCTGAAAGACGAAAGAACCTGATGCATCAACGTAGAACGCGCCGTACTCGCTATTGGTAACAGTTTGTAATGCAGCTAGGGATGTACGGGCTGTGCCGGGGTCTGCCTGCATAGTGGTTAAACCTGCATCAATATCGCGCATAGATGCTGGCCATGAAATAGTGTTAAGAATTTGGTTAATTCTTGTTCCGCTTAGATCGCCAGCAGTAGCCCCTGTAACTGTAGCAATTTGAGCATTTTGCGCTAGTCGCTGAGCATCTACGGCCTGAATAGTTGTATAAACAACATCGTTAGCATTAAGTGGTGTGCTAGTTGTATAGCTTGTAATAAACCCCGAGAACATGGGATAGGTCACGCCAGCCGATGTAGCTGATATAGATACTTTACGCATAGGCGTTAAATAGCCGTAATACGGGCTGCTAGGGTTTTGCGGGTTAAAGTCGCCGTTCTGATCCACAATACGCAGGCTTAGCGTACCTGTCTGAAATTCATCTACCTGTGCATTACGGCCACGTTTAGTAGTAACGCTATCTACTACATCGCTTACATCCACGATAAGAGCTGCTGAGTCTGCAAGTACGTTAGTGCCAAGTATGCCTTCGCCAATAATAAAAGCCTGTGCAAAAGATGCACCTGTTGAAAAGTTAATGACCGCGTTGATTACCGGGACTGTCATAGGATCGCCCCTGCAGGTGTACGGCCGTAACCAAATCGCTGGCTTGCTAAAACTGCATCGTTTACTACATCAATAAACTCATCTTGCATAATTACTGAGCCATTGTTATTTACAATAATTGTAGGGGCTTGTGTGCCGTAACCCGGACCGCCTACAGCCGAATATGGGCTAGGGTCAAACATTGAGGATGAACCTGTAGCAACGGATGCATTTGTTACCACATCTGTCATACCTGTAGCTGCGTTTGCAGCATCTACTATTGCATTAACAATAGGCTCAGCGGCTAAAACAGATGCAGCGGCATCGGCGGCAGCAGCAGCGGCCATATCTGCAGCAGCAGTAGCAGCATCGGCAATTTCGCTAGGTGTCATGTCTGGCGTAAATATGCTGGTATCTCCACCTGGTAAGCCATCGCCAGTAGGTAAAGTTTTTTTGCCTCGACCAGTTAATGATCCAGTTGCATCAAGCAACGCTGGCATCTTGCCTAATAAAATAACTGCCGCATCTAAACTTGTAACCCATGCAGCAAAGGGATCTGTTGCATCGCCTATTGCTAAAATGTCTGCTGCTATTGCAGCATTTTTTGCCTGTATTTCCTCTAGTTTTTTGGCTAACTTTTCGGCCTTATCGCCATTTTCATCCTCAATAGCCTGCATAAGTAATAGGCGAGTTCTTTCCTCATCGCTTATTTTGCCCTTTAGGGCAGCGGCTATCTGAATCTTTTGTAAATCAAAGACGGCGGCGGCTTTATCAAGTTTCGCTTTGTTAGCCGCTGCTAGTTTATCGGCCTTAATTTTATTAGCTGCAGCTAGTTTGTCTGCCTTAATCTTTGCAGCAGCGGCAGCAGCGGCAGCTCTAGCCGCTAGTAAATCAGTATCTACGCCTGACCCACCTGTAAAGAATCTACGAGCCGAAGGTCTTTTAACTAATTTAGAGGCTGTGCCTTCTGTGATATTGCCAGTTACAAAAGCACTTACAAAATCGGCTAAGTTGTATTCGCTAACATCTTTGAGCAGATCGCTAACTGCCGTAGCAAATTTGTTTACGTTAGCAGTAGCAGCATCTATATCGCCATTACCTGCCATGTCTGCAAATAGATCGACTAAGCCTTCGCCTATAACCTCTTTAGCGTTAGCAGACGCCACGGACAATTTATCAATGGATCCGGCAAAAGTTTCAATATAGGTTTTACCAGCACCTTGGCTTTGTTTGATAAGAATTGCTTGAATTTCCGCAAAATCTTTAGTGGCTAATTCTGCATCCGTCAATCCTATGTTTAATTGCTTTAATCCTTTGTAGTTTCCTACATAAGCGCGAGATAATGTATTAATAACCGCTGAAAATTCCAAGCCATTAGACCGGGCTAGATCAACGGCTAAAGCCATTAACTCCTGCGTCTTAGTAGTTGATAAAGTTATTTTTGATAATTTTGAATAGGCTGGTCTTAGTTCATCATCTAATATGCCTGTCTGCTGTTCTAACTTGCCTATAAAGTTTTCAGCATTTACCGATTGGTAAGCCAAGCCTAGGTTTTTAAGGTTTTGCCGTAATACTGTTATGGCTGCATCATCCTCGGCAAAAGCCTTTACAGCTTGCTTAGAAAAATTAACTACGGCTCTAGTGCTAAAGGCCAAGCCAAAAGCACCAGCTAGTTTTTTAACATTACTGGTTAATTTTTGTGTGGCTTTATCTGCTTGATCAAAAGCCTTTTTGCCTTTATATTCAACAGCTAAATCAACTTTCAAATCTACGGGGTTCATAGCCATTAGTTACGCCCCACAGCCGCATTAAACTTATTTCGAGATGATTCAACGGCTTTAATAACAGCTGCGTTAGTCTTGCCATTATCCTCTGACCATGCTCTAAATATGGCACGGCCAGCCATCTTGCCTTTGCCAGTTAAAGTATTTGGTAAACGTGGGCTGAAATTACCGCCTGGATTCTTACGCCCAGCAGTTTCATATATTGCACCAGACATCGATGCATTTTGAATACGGGCTAACGATACAAACCCTAATCGATTAGGCTTGCTTGGCGTTGTTCTGTAACTTACGCCTTTTTTAGCAGCTCCGCCATCCCAGTACCATCTAGCATTTACGGATGCTTTACCCCAACCAGATAGCGGTGCGCTAGAAGGAATAAAGCCACGAGCCTTAGCCGTAATAGGTTTAAGCAAGTTAGCCATTTCTTTCTGCGTTTCTTTAGCTAGATCAGGCGTAAACTTTCTCAAGGCTTTGCGAAGTTCAATGCCGCCTTTTACCTGTACTGGCATCTCGCATCTCCTTATTCCGGTCTTTCATCGCCTGCAATAAAGTCTTAAACATCCTGCTATCTAGTGCTAGTAAATCATTGGGCGCGATACCCGTTTCCAAACTGATCCGTGCGATCAAATAAGTAAACGAGTCACGCCCTATAGTTCCGGGTCATCATCCAGAACCTCAACCTTTTTTAGTGTTGCTAAGAACGATGCGCCAAACGTTGGCACGGTTTCGCCGCCAGCTCTTAAACACTCCCACGCTAACCAATAAACATCCGACTGTTTCTCGTCATCTCTAAAGGCTTTGTGAAAACCTTTTTTAGCATATAACTCAAACGCGTATTCAATCGATGGTGTTATCTGGTGTTCAGATAACGATCCATCAGCCTTTGTGATCTTTAACTTAGCCATCTGTTAGCCCCTATTCTTAGTTGGTTATACTGTTGTATCTACAACGATTACGCTGTTGCAGGTAAAGGTAATTGACTGTGTAGAAATATCGGCAACTGCGCCGTTAATATCTGTTGTGTTATTAACTAAAACAGTAGTTTGATACTCAGGGTTAGTAGCAGATATAACTGCGCTTGTTTGCTTTAGTGTTAACGGTACTGTTGTACCCCATGCAGCTTGTAAAGTTTGTAGTGTTTCAGATGCAGCTGTATCGTTTAAGAAATCAATAGTAACTGTGCTGGCTTCCAAACCTTTTACAAACTTATGAGCTGAATCGCCCATAGCTGTTACTTCTAGTTCATCAAATACGCGGTTAATTGTGACACTTGTAACGTGATCTGATAGATCGACTGAGTTCAAAGTGACTACAACACCGTTAGATAAGAAAATGGCCATTATTTATTCCTCTGTATTCTCGGTTGCTGTTGGTTGTGTTTTTGTTACTTTTTGCGGCGTTGGTGCTTCCGCTGGTATCTGGCCGATCTTGACCAAAAACGCTTTATCCTCATCTGTAAGTGACATGTCTTTAACTCCAGCTCGATAGTATGGATATGGTGAACTCGGCGGTAAGCAAGTCACCGCTATCAGCATTTAATACGCCAGGCGCGCTAACGCTAGTTATATTAAATACAAGGTTTGATGCAGCTAATTTTGTGTAAGCCGCAACAATAAAATCTTCAATGCCTTGAAGGTTGCCCTGGTTGTCAAACATCGGGACAGTTAGCAGAATTTTAAAATTGGCCATAGGCGAAATAGTTATGTAGCTGTTATTGCTAGGTGTGAGATATGGATCGGCCGGTATTACTACGCAGCTGTTAGCCAAGATGGTTGCAGGTGGATATGCGAATACCGACCAGACTCCATTATTAGTTAAAGCCGTTGCGATGGTGCTACGCAGCGTGGTAATTGCAGCGGTAGGCATTTACCCCACCATGCTATTCGGACTCTGGTACGGGGCTAGTAGGCCTCGTATCTTGCCTATCATGCTGTTACCCATGCGATAAGGGCTAGGGCTAAAGCCATCTAGTCCTACGCCGCCTGTCTGAGATACCTGGCGAGCCTGCCAAATATCTACGGCCAAGATCATCGCAGCTTGTCTAACGCTTGCTGTATTAACGTAGGTAGCAGTCTTTGTATCTGCACCTACAGCTGAGCCAGATGGCACTACGCGCCTAAAGTTTTCATCTGCTGCAACCTTGGCGTATTGAATAAAACTATAACCGCGTGGCTGTTGGTAATAATTTAACTGCATATTAAATGCAGGCAATAAATTTGTAGTGCCTGTGCTAAAAGGCAGCGTGGCAGTAATTGTGTAAGTGCCGTTAAATGTCGAGCCAGCCCCGGATATGGTCACGCTTTCGCCTGTAGTAAATAGTCCGGGGTTGGCCAACATTACTGTGGCAACGTTGCTTACCAATGCAGTCCCCACGACTGGCGCAGAATCAAACCAAAGGAAACTGTTGATCTGATCCTGTGCGGCTTGGCAGCACTCCTCGACAGTGCTATCTGAGTAAAGAGTACCGATACCTAAATT